GATTGGAAGCCTGTACCTATAATTCCAAAATTTGTTGATATAGTCGTAAACGGTATTGCGGAAAGAATGTACGACATGAAAGCTTACTCACAAGATCCAAGCAGCGTTGAAAAAAGAAACGATTACATGGAAGGTCTTTTAACTGACATGGAAGCTAAGGAATATTTCGAGCAAGTTGAACAACAATTAGGCATCAGTCCTTTTATAAATGACAAAACTAAGTTGCCAGCAGATGAAAACGAGCTAGCCTTGCATATGCAAACCGAATACAAGCAAGGAATTGAAATAGCACAAGAGGAGGCTTTAGCTAATATATTTGATAAAAACAAATACGATTTAATTAAAAAGAGATTAGATTATGATATAGCTGTTATAGGTATGGCTTGTGTCAAAAACGGTTTTAATAAAGCAGAAGGAATAACTATAAATTACGTTGACCCGGCTGATATAGTTTATTCTTTTACGGAATCACCTTATTTTGATGATTTATATTATGCTGGAGAAATTAAAAAATTAAGCATAGTCGAATTAAAAAAGCAGTTTCCTGAAATTACGGATGAAGAAATAAAAAACATAGAAGATAACGGTTTAGGTTCAGGAGCTTTGCTGTATAATAAATCTTATGGAGCGCTAGACGGTGATGACGATGGATATGTTTATGTTCTATACTTTGAATATAAAACATACAGAAACCAAACTTATAAAATTAAAGAAACTGCAACAGGCGGTAGAAAAGCTATTAAAAAAGACGATTCTTTTAATCCTCCAGCAGATCAAAGATCAAGATTTGAAAAGGTTGATAGGGCTATAGAAGTTCTGTATACAGGAGCTAAGATAATCGGAAGCGAAAACGTGTTGTCTTGGAACTTAGCTGAAAATATGACAAGACCTAAATCAGACACAACAAAAGTTGAGATGTCTTATAATATAGTTGCGCCTAGAGTTTACAAAGGCAGATTAGAATCGTTAGTTAGCAGAATGACCACGTTCGCAGATATGATTCAGCTAACTCATCTAAAACTTCAGCAGGTGCTTTCAAGAATGGTTCCTGACGGTGTGTTTTTAGATGCAGACGGAATAGCGGAAGTAGATTTAGGAAACGGTACAAACTATAATCCACAAGAAGCTTTGAATATGTATTTTCAAACAGGTTCAGTTATAGGAAGATCAATGACGCAAGACGGAGAGTTTAACAACGGAAGAGTGCCAATACAAGAGCTTCAAACAGGAAGTGGAGGCGGAAAGATATCCTCATTGATTACAGCCTATAATTACTATCTTCAAAATATGCGAGACGTAACCGGTTTAAACGAGGCAAGAGACGGTTCTTTACCAGATAAAAACGCGTTAGTTGGTTTGCAGAAGCTGGCTGCCGCAAATTCAAATACAGCAACAAGGCATGTATTACAAGGTGGTTTATACTTAACTTTAAAAACCGCCGAAGCTGTTTCGCTTCGTATATCTGACGTGTTAGAGTTCGCTAATACAAATAATTCATTTATAAACTCGTTAGGCCGTTTAAATGTTGCTAATTTGAACGAAGTAAAAGAACTGCATCTTCACGATTTCGGAATATTTTTAGAATTAGCTCCGGACGAAGAAGAAAGACAGTTGCTGGAAAATAACATACAAGCTACGCTTCAAAGAGATCAAATAAATCTAGAAGATGCTATTGATATTAGAAATGTCAAGAACTTAAAGTTAGCAAACGAGCTATTAAAACTTAGAAGAAGAAGAAAATTAGAACAAGATCAAGCTATATCAGCAAGAAATATTGAGCTTCAATCGCAATCTAACGCAAAAGCCGCTGAAGCTGCTGCCGCTGTAGATATACAAAAAAATACAGTTTTAACAGAAAATAAAGTAAAAATGAGCCAAGCTCAAACGCAATTCGATATACAGAAGTTAGAAAAGGAAGCTGCTATAAAAAAAGAGCTTATGCTGCATGAATTCCAGTTAAACGTAAAGCTTAAAGAAATGGATTTACGAGTGATTAATGATAAAGATAAGTTCCGTGAAGATAGAAAAGACGAAAGAACTAAGATACAGGCAACTCAGCAATCTGAATTGATAGAGCAAAGAAAAAATAACACGCCTCCAAAAAACTTTGAATCCAGCGGATTTGATAACTTAGGAGGATTTGGTTTAGAACAATTTGAACCTAGATAACAATTAAATAAATAAAACATGAGCAAAGTACCTAGAAATGATTGGACCGGAAGTATAAACGGTTCAACTTACACAACAGCAAGTTCATCTGCAATAACACCTGATTCAGGAAACGTTTTTGTAGCTATAACAATGCTAACTGATACTGTATTTGACAGCGCAAGCGGGCTTGTAGCAGAGAGCGCTACAGCGTACGTTAACACCGAAGGCATTGGGGCTGGATCAAACGGAATAGTCGTTGATAGCGTTACGTTTCCCAAAGGATGCACTATTTACGGTCGATGGACTGAAATAGATGTAAACTCTGGAACAATAGTTGCGTATCAAGGATCATAAGGTTAATTATTCTTACCTTTAATAAAAGAATAAATTATTATATTATATTATGTCAGAAGAAACAAAAGCAAAAGTTGTAGAGGAAGAAAATCCATCTGCAGCTGAAAAAGAAACCAAAGTCCTGAAAAAAATGGGATTTGATACTGGCGTCGAAGAGATAGCCAAAGTAGATTTAAGAACACCAAAAGAAGAAAAAGATGCCACTGAAGAGCAAAGCACAGATGAGGTTCCTGTTCGCGACGGATCCGAAACTAGCGAAGAAGTACGTAAAGAAGACGAAACGCAGCCTGAAGAGCCTGCCGGAGAAAGTCAAGAAGAAGAGAAAAAAGAAGAAGCGATAATAGAGGAGGTTCAAGAGCCTGCTGTTGAAGAAAACAAAGAAACAGCCGAAGCCCAAGACTCTGTTCAAGAACCTTTACCTCAGCAAGAAAACACCGAGCCAAAGGTAAACATACCTGAAAACGTTTATGAGCTGGTAGAATTCATGAACGAAACCGGTGGCACGATAGAAGATTATGTAGGTCTGAATAAAGATTATTCGAAATATGACAACGACCAAATAATTAAAGAGTTCTATAATAAAACAAAACCACATTTAGAAAGCAGCGAGATAAGCTTTCTAATGGAAGACAACTTTTCCTATGACCAGGAAATAGATGATCCAAAAGATATTAAGAGAAAGCAGCTTGCTTACAAAGAAGAGGTTGCGCTTGCAAAAAAATATCTAGAAGATCAAAAAGCAAAATACTATAAAGAAGTTAAGCTTACAGATACACTAAGTAAAGATCAACAAAAAGCTGTTGACTTCTTTAATAGATACAATACTGAGCAACAAGAAATTGCTCAACAACAAGAAAAAGCGACAAATCAATTTAAACTTAAGACTAACGAAGTTTTCAATCAAGAATTCAAAGGTTTTGATTTCAAGATAGATGACAAAAAATTCAGGTATAAGATTAAAGATATTGATAATGTTAAAGATACTCAAATGAATATTATGAACGTGGTTGGTAGTTACCTAAACAAAGATAATACTCTGGAAGATGGGTATGGTTACCATAAAGCATTATTTGCCGCAAAGAACGCCGATAGTATTGCGAATCATTTTTATCAACTCGGTAAATCTGAAGCCGTTAAGGAAATCTCAGCAGAGTCCAAAAATATAAACATGGACCCGAGACAGACTAGTTCGGGAACAGTTGAAGCTGGAGGGATAAAAGTAAGAGCAATATCAGGCGATGATAGCAATAAGCTACGAATTAAATTAAAAAAGTAATCATTAATTAAAATATAAAATGGCAGCAATAACTCCAAGCGCTGGTGCCTCGTTGAATTCAACTCCTGCACCGGCTAAACAGACATTATCGTCTAACTACCTATCATTTACAGGTGGTTCAAACGACTGGTCTCAGCAGTATTTACCAGACTTATATGAGCAAGAAGTTGAAGTATTTGGAAACAGATCTATAGCTTCTTTCTTAAGAATGGTAAGCGCTGAAATGCCTATGACTTCTGACCAAGTAGTTTGGTCTGAGCAAGGTAGACTACATTTATCATACACAGGTGCAGCGGTAGCTAACACAGGTGTAATCACAATTGCTTCTTCAGGAACTCACGCAGTAAGAGTTGGTCAAACTATCGTATTAAGCGATAACCAAACATCTCCTACGGTAATCAAAGCTTACGTTTCTGCAGTAGCAGCTGACAATACAACATTAACTGCAATTCCTTATTCAGGAGGTGCAACGGTTGGTGCTGTATCAGGTTTCGTAACAACTGACGACGACGGAACAGCAACGTGTGACTTATTCGTATTTGGTTCTGAATTTAAGAAAGGAACTTCTGGAATGACTAACGCGGTACAGCCACAGTTCGCTTCTTTAACTAACAAGCCGATTATCATCAAAGATAAGTACGAAGTTTCAGGATCTGACGCTTCTCAGATCGGTTGGGTTGAAGTAACTGGTGAGCAGGGACAAACAGGTTACCTATGGTACTTAAAAGCAGAAGGTGACACAAGACAAAGATTCGAAGACAACATTGAGATGGCAATGATTGAAGGTGAATTCGCTAAAGCAAACGGTGGTGTTGACTCACTACTTGGTACTGCGGCGGCTAACGATACAGCTGGAACTGAAGGTCTTTTTGCAGCAGTAACTGCGAGAGGTCACATCACAACAGGTATCGCTGGTACATCTCCAACAGATGACTTAGGTTCGTTTGATAACATTCTTAAGAAATTTGACGCTCAAGGTGCGATCGAGGAAAACATGCTATTCATCAACAGAGACGTGTCTCTAGCGATCGATGACATGCTAGCTACGCAAAATTCTTACGGTGCAGGTGGTACATCTTACGGTGTATTCTCGAACAGCGAAGATATGGCGCTTAACTTAGGTTTCTCTGGTTTCAGAAGAGGTTCTTACGACTTCTACAAAACTGACTGGAAATACTTAAATGACGGTTCAACAAGAGGTATTATCGAAAACGATATTAGAGGTATTATCGTGCCAGCAGGTACGTCTACTGTTTATGACCAAATTCTTGGTAAAAACATTAAGAGACCTTTCTTACACGTAAGATATAGAGCTTCTCAAACTGATGATAGAAAAATGAAATCTTGGACAACTGGTTCAGTTGGAGGA